CCTCTATTAATTCTTTTGCTATTATATCAAAGTCTTTACCACAAGGTTCACAGAGAGTTACTGTATGTTTACCATCTGCTGTAACCATTTCAACCGTATAAGCTTTCTTCTTTGAAGTTTTAGCTTTGCAGCTGAAACAAACAAGTCGGCCAATCATTACGAATACTCACATTCAATCATTACTTCTGTAAGGAATGCAACCATATTAATTTCTTGGTCAGCAACCAAACCGGACTTGTACATATAATCAGCTAATGTAACTATAAATCCTGCTTGTGATTGTAATGTAACTTTGCCACCCATCATATCATAGATACGTCGAAACATTTCATTCATATCTTGGTCGGAGTTCTTGGCAACCCATTTACGCATATCGGTAAATTGCTTTGCTTTGAGACAACGAAATAGATCATCAATAGATTCTTGAGCAAGATTAACAAAGATACCTTCATCAATTTTACCAGATGCAGCATACGATTGTAATTCAGTTAATACTCTACGGAAATCTGGAAAGTGTTTCTCAATTACTTTAGCAACAACCTTAGGATCGTATTGAACTTCTTCTTGGTCAAGTATTGCCTTAACGCGTTTAAAGAATTCCATTGCCATCTGTGGACGGTCAGCAGTATCAATAGAGAAGTCTATTTCAGACAACCTTGAACGTAATGGACTGATAATACGATTCTTGAAATTACAAGTAAAGATAAAGCCACAGTTTGAACTGTATTCTTCAATAAAGTTACGAAGAGCGGGCTGAACGTTTGCTGCGTTCAAATAATCTGCTTCGTCAAAGATAACATACTTACGACCTGTTCCTGTGAGAGAAACAGCGGAAGCGAAAGTAGAGATGTCGTATCGGAGGGTATCTATATTAACATTAAGAGAACCATTCTTTACGATATAATCGCAACCTAGTTCTTCTAACATAGCTTTCGCAATTGTAGTTTTACCTACACCTGGACCACCGGTTAATAATAGATTTGGAACACTTCCGTCTGATACGAACTTGCGAAAGGATTCTTTTGTCTTGCTTGGTAGAATAGTATCATCAACGATTTGCGGACGGTACTTCTCAACCCATAAGACTTCGTTTGATTTTGCATCAATCATAATTCACCATAAACATAATATAAAAAAAATTCGAGTCAAAAACGCGGGGTCCCCTTTTACAGTTTCCCCACTTCTCGAGAAATGAGCTGTAGTTTAACCTACGAGCTTGCTAGCCATTTCGCCATCACCACTAGTATCAACATCTACGGAACCATCACCAACACTTTCGTCTTGCTTAGGACCTTTCTGTCTTAGGAATGCTTCGAGTTTATTTCTTAGCATACCGATACCAGCTAGTTCTTGCCCTTGGAATCCACCGCGAGTACTGACCACGTCAATGACCTGTAGTAGCGTTGAGATATCTCCAAGAGTAATTACAGCTTCTTGTTCTTGCTGTTGGCCCTGTTGGCCTTGTTGCATTGCATCATTCATATTCATTACCTTTTGTTATAAGTCGACTTTGAATCAATTGCCACGTAATACGTGACGCCTTCGCCTTTAAATTGTGAGATACCTTTTGAACAAAGCGTAACCTCATAATCTATTGGCATCAGTTTCAAGTTATCAGTTTTAATGATAATCCTGAACTCATCGACAGTTTCCCCAATTTCAACGCCAAAGTCATCTGCGTTGCTATTGGCACTGTCGATTGCTTTCAGATAGCATTTGCCGCCTTCGCCTACAAACGCGATCTCTGAAAATTGTAATACCCCTGCAGCCTTCAATACTGAAGACAGTGTATCTGCCGTTACATCCACAACAACATCAGCCGTAGGAATATTAATTTCCTTTTCTGGTGGAGTGTGAATCATCGACAGATCGGCAAAAACATACTTGGTACGTCTTTTGCCTTCTGATATAATAAAGTATTTATCATTAAACTCTACATCAGGATCGTTGTACAGAGATAAAATTGAAAGAAACCGCGATAAGTCGTAAATACAAGCATCAGCCGGTATTTCTTGACTGATATTCGCGATCGCAATCAGTGTTTTCTCTGGAGTTATAGTCTTAATAACTGAACCAGCCGCCAACAAGATAGACTTGTTGATAGAGGTAAAGCTTTTTAGGACCGTCAAGGTTTCGTTAGAAAATTTCATTATATAGGTTTCTCCATTAGTTTATTGTTGTATATTATAACAGGTTTATTTAGATTTGTCAATAGGATTATAAGACTTTCTGTTAGCAGTCTCATCTGCAGTTGCCGTAACACCTAATTGACCGAGAGATCCCATGTCACCCTTAAAGATATAAGAACCAACATGGTTGATTTTCATCCATGGACACATCCATACTGATAGACCAGCTTTACGAGCCATCTTACAGAAGAAGTAGTCTTCGGATAAGTACCTTCTAGATTCTGGGTCAATGACACAATCGAAGAAAGCGTGGATATCGCGAGTACCGTCAAATTGTTCTGTCCTAACGTGATCTGGTCTATATGCCATTTCAGGATAAGCATCTCGATATTTCTCTAATGCATCTCTTGTAATTAACATAAACCCAGTTCCGCCTTCGGCAACTTCAACAGGTTCTGCGAGTTTAAATTGTTTTATATCTCCAACTGGATTAAAAACAAAATCTGATGTAAATTTTTCTAAGTCGAAAGGATTCTCTACGCCTACACCGGCCTTAGAAGCTGCAGCTACCTTTTCCCAAGCAATTGTCTTCTTAGGATATGGACCACATACAACATCGTATTTTTCTGGATCTGAAATCTGTAATGCAAGTAATGCTAACGCGTCACGTGGATCAAATCCAATGTCTGCATCAATAAACAATAAATGAGTACAATCAGAACGAAGGAATTCATCTACGATATAGTTCCTTGCTCTTTGAATTAGACTTTCGTTGAATAGAAAGTAGTACTTCATTGGAATTTTGTGAGAACTACATAACATACTTAAATCATTAGTCGATTTGGTATATAGTCCTGTACACTGACCACCATACATAGGTGTACCAATAAAGAGCCTTTGTTTTTGTAGTTCTTCTGTCTTTACTTCTAACTTCATACTGTAATTTGCTCCAAGTCGTTTTCAGCTCGAGTGATTGACTGTAATCTTAATACATCAGCCAATATGTCCCATGCCGAATCGTGTGCTTTAAATACTGAATCCCACTTATCTTCGTTTGCACAAGGAGGGAATCCATTCTTCTTTAAACCAAAATCAAACTTTGCATCAATAAAGGTTCTTGTATCTCTAACAGCCCAATGTTTAAGGTGTGATTGTAAATGACCTACTTTACCTTGAGACTTAAAAAGCCTTTCAAGAATAACGGGGTCAAAGGAATTAGATCTTGACCACCAATAATTAATCTTTGGAGCATCAATTAAAAAGTCGGTAAACTGTTTCACAAAGTCTTCAACCGATAGGTCTGAACTTTTAGGAGCAATATTCTTTCTTACTTCTGAATCCTGTTTAGACCAAAAGTCGAGAGTACTTCTATCAACTACCCAATTATAATTCTTTACTTGTTCGGCTACATTCAATTTAAATTTCTTTGCTTTGAATACATCGCTTAAGTTATAAGGATTATCAGATGTAAACTTGTCCCACTGAAATACCATTACAGATACATCAATGACTGCACAGTTATGAACATCTTGTCCCATTGTTTCGAAGTCGATGATTAAATCATTTCTCATACTATATTCCTAAATTTCAATATACTATTATAACAAACTTTCTCAGTCTTGTCAATAGTTTTATGCAAAGAATTCAGCTAAGTTAGGAGTTGTATCTACTCCAGTCTTATCATGTTCCATTAATTGCTTATGGTTGTTCTGTCGAAGATAAGTTGACTCTGACATATCAAGTTCACCTGTTAGAAACTTACCAATTTCTAAATGCATATCTCTTGATGTTGGTACAGGACAGTTCTGAGCAATATGATTCATTTTCTTTAATCCATCAAGTAACTCAAAATCTTCAGGGAATCCCATCATATGTAAAGCTTCTCGAATTGTTAATGATCTTTCTTCAGTAGGATGCATTGTATCAACCATATTACGACCAATCACTGCATTCATATATTCGCCAAAGACATGTACTGATCCATCCCATACACCTTTGCCATCTGCATACTTCATCATTGCATGATCTGAATACTTAACACCTTTTTCGTTACCTGTCTTGTGGAACCATTCGTTAGCTTCTTTCATCCAACCTTTTTTGTTTACATAATTCAGAGTTGTCTTAACACCTTCTTCAATCATAATTTCTCGAACATCACGATTTGTTTTTGTCTTGATGAAATTATAATATGGTTCGTCAGGTACATTCTTATTAATAATAATATCTTGATGTAAAGCGTTAGCAGGAATCTCTTGAAGATATTCAGCAAAATCTTTTCTATCACGATTATAGTAATTCATAACAGGACTTGATTCTGATTTCCAACCAATCGCAAAACATCTATCACGACCTTGTGGAACTCCATGAAATCTTGTTGATGTTTTAAATAATGATAATGAGAATCCACGTTCTTTACAAATTTCGTAAAGTTTATTTGCTACAGGACGTCCTTTGTTTGTAAATAGCGCAGGAGCATTTTCAACAATGACTACCTTTGCTCCAAGAACATCAATACCATTCTCAAAGACCATATACATAAATTCGTTCTTTGCGCAACCTGGTCCTTTTGATTCTGTTGTCGTTCCTGTATTTAACTGAGATAGAGCAGCACAAGGTGGAGTACCTGTCACTACATCAACTTGTTTAATACTAGGATTCTCTGAATCTAATAATACATAAGGAATATCACGTCCTAATGTATTTTGCTGATAGTTTACGTAATGGTTATCATTAGCTTCAAATCCACCGAAAGAGTAAATGGCTTCGGGTGGTTTACCAAATGCCTTCTCTGCTCCTAAAGCTTGTCCACCGATAAGTGGAATAAGTGGTGCCCATGTTATTTCTTTTTTGTTCATCCGAAAAAATCCTCAAGTGTTGCAGCTACTTTCTTATCAAATTGCGTTACATCAGGTGCAACATAATCATTATCAATCGCTGTCATAATTTTATTGTTTAAGAATGTACCATCGTAGTATTCAGGTTTGCATATAAGTTTGCGTAATCCTGTAATTACTGATTCGTACTCCTGTTCATTATTTAATAACCTATTCATCCTTTCTTTAAATTCAGCAGGAGTCTTCGGTCTTAAAAAATCTGGTATTGGCAAATGCCCTTGTTCATCATAAGATGGATGCAAGAACGGTATCACACCAGCATGTACCATTTCAATATACTTTGAAGTTACCCAACCTTTAGCGATTGGAATAATAAAAGTAAATTTAACATTATTCATTTTAGCCATTACATCATCAAGATGAATAGATCCTTTGAACCTTGCGTCTGTTTCGGTATTAGGATGTTCCCATTTACCATAGATCTCAACATCATCATGTTCATCTAATACCCAATCCTTTAATAATTTGTATCTTGAAGGTTTAGCTTCGTTTAAGATAACCATAAAAGGAACGTTACGATTTAAGTTGAACTGTTCAGTATGTTGATAGTTAATACAGAAACAAGTTTCCATTCCTGCATATGTTGAAGGCATTGATCTGTCATAACGATCTTGTTCTTTATATGACTTAATACTACTTACCTTATATTCGTAATCGTATTGACCTAAAGATATATTTGGTAAATTGAATATGTCTCTTGATTGATTCATAACATACCGAGGATCGTTTACAATCTCAACATAATCAGGATTCTCTTCGTTAATCCAAATCGCAATTGGTGACGTATAATTCTTTGTCATATCAATCACAGAAGCTTTAAGTGAACGGTCTTTAACTTGTTCAATTTTACCTGGGATTGTAACTGTACCAACTTGACCAACCATTAAAACAGTATAGTCTAATTTCATTGACCTACTCTTAAAGTAATCAATCACATGATTAAAGAAGGCATCATCGTCTTTATTTTTAATACCTTTCCAAATATCAATTACATTATCAAAGGGAAACAACTCCAATGATTCAGACTCATTTAGAGTACTGAAATCAGATCGTCCGATAATGTAGAATTTTTTGTCTGGGTTATTATTTGCGAGTGCAATAAGTACTGTAGACGGCTCGTTGTCTCCACCAACAGGAGAAAAGCGATTCCGCTTAAACTTGACCGATTTACCGATCTTTCCAAATCCAATGTTTTTCATAATATAAAGTTTGCCGTTCTGTTAAATTTATTTATCCGAATTGACCACACGCTGTCTGAGCTCTGACGAACTGAAAGAATGCCTTCTACGATTATAATGAACAGGACATAAACCTTTTCCAGTATGCTCAACATCTTTGTATTCTTCACCAACAATTCGAATGTCAGGATTGATAGTCAAAATCATATCAACTAATTCTTGCTCAGTTGAGAAAGGTATTACCTCGTCTACATATTTACAAGAAGATAACTGTATGTATCTTTCGAATGGAGTCTGAACTGGTGCGTTCTTTGCATCAGGACGATCTACCGTTGGGTCAATCAATAATCCAACAATTAAATAATCGCACAACGTCTTTGCTTCTTGTAACATTACAATATGACCTGCATGAAACAGATCAAACGTTGAACATGTAAAGCCGACTTTGCAGTCAGCTGGTAATTTTTTCCTATCTAGAAACATTTTCTTCCTCAATAATACCCAATAGATCGTTAACACACTGAATGATAAAGTCTTTATCTGGGTGGTACTTATATACTCGAATAACTTCAGCTGCTGTTAGCGTTAACAACTCATACTTATCTATCCAATTGTTATATGCCAACATTGTATTAATAGCAAGATCTTGTGTATGACTATCATAACGATTGATTATTAAACTTGCGATAAACTTTGCTATGTCAAGTTCACGACAACCAAATACATTAGGAATAGGATCAATTAAGTACATACTGTCACTGTCATTAAATAGCATGTTCTTAATACCAAAATCTCCATGACAATAACCATACTCTAATTCAATAGAAGATAGTTTTTCAACGATATCATTAAAAGGTTCAAGGTTAGCACCAGTACAGTGATTTACGATTCTTGCTATATAATCATCAAAGGTTAAAAACTTTGATTCAGTTGGCATATCGCCAAAAGCATCAAGAGCTTCTTGAATCAGCGCCATTGCTTTATGAGGACTCTCTTCGAAAAAATTAGGATCGTTATCAATATAATCCATTGTAATCGTATCACCAACCACTCGATGAATCTCAGGTGTACATACTGCCCAACCGGTTTTCTCATACCAAAGTGCGGCTTCATGAGCGTTTTTAGCTGTCTTGTGAACAAACTTACCGTCGGTGTAAATGTCAGAGCCTGATAGGCCGCCTTCTAATTCACGAATATCAGCAAGTATAAAATCTTCAGGTGTAATACCTTTGTCATCAATATAATATGCTGCGAGTGGTTTGTTAAAACTGAGTGCGTGATACTTAACGTGGTTCTTTAACAACCACGATTCGATTTGAGGACCATACTTATCTGCAGCTTCTTCTCTACTCCTACAAGAAATAGAACCACGAGCTGTATATATGTCAACAGTCCAACCTTGATTATATAGTTCATTACACTTTTCAATTAGAGCAACATTGGGTTTTGCATTATCCCAATCTCTATTCGACGTAAATGCTAAGGTGTCATCAAAGTCAAGAACTATTCTTTTATGCGGTGACATAATTAGTCCTTCTTAAAATAAATGTTTCGAGTTAATCCACCAAAGAGGTAGGTGAAGTATACGAAGAATGGAACTGCAAGTGCGAGTCGTATTGTATCAGAAGTTGCACCAACCAATTCACCGAGACCGATGAGAGCTGAGATTAATCCAACAATACCTGCCACAGTCAATATGCCAAATCCGAAGTCTTTAAGTGTTTCTTTCATAATATAGTTTCCTTGTTAATATTTACTATTATAACAAATTTTAAGGATGTTGTCAATAGTTTTCTTCAACTTTTTAGTCACCAGTCAAAATCACCAGTCAGACTCCACGATATACCAACTTCATCAAACATATCTTTTGTTTTGTCAAATGAATCTATCCATCGCTGTGGAACATCTGTTGCATCCATTACAATTCTATTTATGCCGGTCTGAACAATTCCTTTGGCACAGTTAGAACAAACTGGTAATCCATAAACATATAACGTTGCGTCTTTACAAGAGATACCATTAGCAGCTGCATTGTAAATTGCATTCATCTCAGCATGGACAACCAATTCGTACTTAACTTCCCTGTTCTCATATCGCTCAAGACTATCATCAATACCTTTAGGAAAACCATTATAGCCTGTAGCAAGGATACGTTTATCTTTAACAATAATTGCACCAATCTTTTTACTAGGATCTTTCGACCAAGTAGAAATTTCTTTTGCTACGGATAGGAATCGTTTATCCCAAGTCAAATCTATCATGTAACTACCTTATGTTCTGCGCGTACAAGATCTTCAATAAATTCAAAATGTCTTTCGTATACATGAAGATTAGTTGCAGTCCAAATTAGATCACCGCATGGAATACCAAGATCATAAGCAAGTTGGCCTTGAACAAACTTTGCCCAAGCAACGTCATTGTTATAACCAAACACTGCATCGTTAGAACGCATTAGGTAATGGGAAATCAAACAACCATCTCTAATCATAAATGTATTAGAATAGGTACATACGAAATCATTCATACCGTCACGATTGAAATCCGTATGCATAGATGGTCTGTTATATAACATAACTGCACGTCTACTATTAGGATTGTTTCTCAACTCACGTAACACATTCTTATATTGATTACCATTCTCCTCAGAGTAAATGCACCAACCATAATTAGAATTGATCTTACCTTCGTCAGAAGATATATCTTTCCAAATCTGTGGTGTCTCTCCAGGAATATCATCAACATATAAGGATTGAGAATCGTACCATTGCAGTTCGCGTTCAATGTACTTATATGCTGGTGTACGGATTAACCAATCTTCAGTAGCAACAAATGATTCGCCGAGAACTTCAATAGTCTTGGCACCTGTCCTATCAATGACAAAATCTTGTTCAAGATATTTCTCAATAAGGTCGGCTCGGATATCATTTGTACACTTCATTAGATAGATTCCATCAATGCTTCAATATCAGAGACTTCAGCAATTAGATCTGTAACGTTTTGGTTATGGAAAGCTCTTGCGGTTTTACGAAGAATTGATTTTGGGATTTCGCATTCTTCAGCCAAAGCATTAATTGCTTCTTTCTGAAAATCACGTTCTGCTTCCATTCTTGTAAAAGAATTACTCATTTCTTCCATGCAACCACGGATTCGTTTCAAGTCTTCGGGTGAAGATGGTAAAATTATATTGCTCATTATATAGTACTCCTGTTAAATACATTTTTAGTTTGATTCTGACCTTTAATACCTTGACGACAATATGCAACAAAGAAACTTGAATAGTTAATCAAATCTTTTGCTGAATCTTCAAGGGACTCAAAGTTAGGATCGTAATCATCTGACTGCATTGCTTCCATTACTGATTTCATACGTAGCATTTTTGCATGCATAATATCATGAATGGTTATAATTCCGTTAGGATAGTAGTCAGCTTGTTGAACAGTCGAGTTTGGATTTTGATAATCTCTCGACTTTTTCAATTGAAGGTCAACACACTCTTGTAGTATATCGACCGAAACTGGGTTGGTTGGTTTTGTCATATAGACTCCATAATAAAAAATATATTATAACACAATTTGACTGGTTTGTCAATGGTTATTTTAATAACTCTAAGAAATGATCGAATACACCTGGATTATCTCTGCATACTCTTTCGAAGTTTCGTGCCATTGTTTTAAGACCTTTCTTATTGCCTTCTTCTTGGTACTTCTCTACTCTAGCTTTAACCTTTTCGTAGTCAAACTTATCAGCCGGATAGATCTTAGGTTTCCACGTTACAGTAGAATCCTTAGCCATTCCATAATATCTTCCGTCATCAATGTATTTAAATGGTACTGCCATAATTGTTTCTCCATAATTTAATATAGTATATTATATCAAAGATTCTTGATAATGTCAATGGAAACTTCGTATTTTAAGAAAAGATTTGTTGCTGCTACTGATAGGTTATCAGATTCGTTATAGGTTTCAGACCAACGAATGTAGTCTGGTGTATTACCATTTTTGTTTGGAGTAAGAAAATGCTCAAAGAAAGCATCGTGGGGAATCATAGATATTCTGTAATCAGAATCTTCAATAGTGGAAGCATCAACTAAGGCGATCCAATCACAAGCATTGTGTTTACACAGTAAACTCCAAGCTCCTAACATACCTTCTGTAGATTTGTTTGCTGTCTTAACTTCGATACGTCCTGGGAATCGGACTTTACCGAGTACATCAAATTTACCATTGACTGATTCGCCTTCCGTCAGTTCAACAACCTTGGATTCACCTAATGAACCGATAAGTGATTTGTACAGATCTCCTGTACCACATAGCTTACCTTGTTTATGTTTATATAAAGCACGTTCAAGTAATTCTGTTAACTTATCCATAATCTACTCCTTAAAAGTTGTAGTCATAAAAACGAACAGGTTTATTTTCTAGCAGATGGCGTCGACCGCAAGAACTGAACCAACCTTTCTTTGCTTTACTATATCGAATACGTGTAACCACAGCATCGGCAACAGATTCATAAGAATAAGATTGTTTGTTGTTATTAGTAGTATGTCCGAAGAATCCACCAACAACTGTTTCACATTTAAAATTGGGATCTAACGTTGCTCTCATTGGACGAACTTCTAACGTTAGATCAGAAACGACCTTAGTAATTTCGTAAGGACTAACATCAGAGTAACCATAATAGTTTGCATATTTAAAATCAGTCATTATACATGTTCCCATTCAGTTTATCAATTTATAGTACCATTATACAACAGTTCTTTATGAATGTCAACTACTTTATGAGATTAACTTAATATCTTTATGACTTTGTGAAGTCTACCTGACTTCATCAACTTATGGAATGCTTTAAATGCTTTTGCCATGTTATTGTCTCCTATATTGCGATGTTTCCAATGCAACAATTGTGTTACAATTCTGTTACATATAAAATATATATACAGATAGGAGACGTTATTCATGAAAGTTATACTACTCTCGGTTCCGGTGCTCTTTCAAAGTGACCTTGTAGAGTAGACAGTTTATCTTCTGCCTCTGCTAATAAAGTTATCTCTGAATCAATAGTTGCCATAAGATCAGGATGTTCAGCAACGCCAACACCTTTCTCTAATAGTATCTCAATATTAACACTATGCTTTTGAATAGCTGCAGCGTACTGCGCACTCATTGCATATACCAACCTGTCTCTTAACTCTTTCATTCTTCTGGAAATCCTTCTTGTACGAACATGCTTAACTGTTCTATTTGTCTATCTGTTAATGGCATGGCTTGTCCCCACATCATTGCACTATTACTGCCTACTCTTTCTTTATTTCTGTAAGCATTTAATCTTCCTGCTATATAGTCTGAAGTTTGTCCTGCTAACTTAGGAAACATACCTTGGCCTTGACCTTTTGCTCCGTGACAGCCTGCACAACCTCTCCATACTCCTCTAGCTTGTTCAAACACATCAACTATGCCTGACTCTGCTTTGGCTATTGCTATAGCTTTCTTTTCTTGTATTTGTTCTGCTACTGTACCATTGTCTATAACATACTGCTTATAGCATTCGCCTGTGCAGTTGTTAATAGGTGGATGACCTTTATGCTCAATGTTCGGATATATGAATGCAACAAAAAAGATTACAAATACAGAGCAGCCAACTAATACATATCCAAGCTCTCTCATTTATTCTCCTTTTAACGTTGGTAGGATACCGTGATTCCCTTCATGTGATGGAGCTGTCCATCCTTCAGGTTTCATTAGATCAGGTAATCCTAGTGGGTTTGGCCTACCTACTTTAATACCAGGTTCTTTGGCCATGTTAGCTTCGAGAACTGCGTCCCAAGCTTTATAAGGATCGACTCCGAAGGCATCAAGAGTACCGATTGCCACTACACAAAGGTCAACTAAACCATCAACGATTTCTTCGGAGTCGATATCTGTTTGAGCAGTTCTTGTTTCATCAAGTTCTTCTTGTAGGAAGTTAACTCTGAATTCCAAGAACGCCTTCAACTTTTCTATATCTGAGTTTGCTACCCAGCTATGTGTTTTGTATTTTGTCTGCATGTCGACAATGTCTTTTACCCAATCTTTACTCATAATTTATCCTGTAATTCATTAAATCCACCAATTGCTTCGCCGTCCATTATAATCTGTGGAAAGGTTCTTGCAGTTGGAAACTTAGTAAAGAACTCTTCTTGCGAAAAGTCCTCACCCATTGATTTATACACAAAGTCTAATTTCTTTGATTGGCAAATCTGTTTAGCCATACTGCAATAAGAACAGTTAGCCTTTCCGTATATTTCTATCATACTAGTGTTAGTCCGCCTGTATCAGGCATAATAATACTAGATGTTGCTTCGAGAACTTGTCTCTTTAACTCTACGCCTGGTTCAACAGTAAACATAACGTGAGCTTCACCAATAGCAATAGGGTCTCTTTTAGCGTAAGGTACGAATGGGATCATTCCAATTTTACCTTCTCCCGCTGGTATTAATAATATTCCGTCTGTTAAGGTATAGAAACCTTTATCAAAAGTTACTTTTGCTACAACCTCTTCACCGGTTGATAGTCTTACGATTTGTACATCACTCATTGTTTTTCTCCTTTATTGTGTATATTATAACACAGTTTGATATAAATGTCAATAGTCTTAACTGAAAAAGTCATCGAGGGTATTAACCTTCTCTGCCGACCATCCAACTGCGTCGAGTATTGATTGAATAGGACTCAAGAATACTTTATCAAACTGAAGTTCAGTATCAACGTAATCATGTAGTCCAAGTTGTTTTGGCAAAAGGCCAGGAACCGATATCGCATTCTCACGAATAGGATTAGGTACCTTTAAATATAATAGCTTGACTTTATCTCCACCTTGTATCATTGGAAACTTCTTGCCAAGACCTTTCTCTTTGATAAAGTGGTTATACATCAAGGAACCGCGAACATGCATTGGTGTACCTTTTCTGTATATAGATCCTTTATCTTGGTACTTCTGAAGTTCATTAACGCCCGAGGTCTTTGCGATTGCCATAGGATCTAATGTACGAAACAGTTCTTTGAAATCTCCAATAAACGCTTGAGTTGTTTCTTCATCTTCGTTCATAATGATTTCAAAACATTTCTTGAGTTTAGAACGACAGATCTCAGGAGTAGAAGATCTTACTGATTCTAATCCTGTTACTGATACCTTAGGAGTATCGTAGTGAACACCTTCTGAGTTCAATGTATTTAGTATGTAACGTTTCTTAGCAACAAAGATTGCTCTGTTAGTAATCTTTTCACGTTTCATTACCATTGCATTACGATATGTACCTAGATCAGCAGCAAGCTTTTCATAACCATCTTCAATGATTTGCTCAATTTTTGTTGAACAGATTCTATCAAGGAACTCTTCGCCTTTATCTTTATCAATATCAGTCGTACCAAATACTTCTTTAATCAAAGGACCAAAGTCAACATAGATGGAGTCAGTATCAATATAGATGATATAGTCATGGTCAGTTGTACCTAGAGTTCTATTTAAATAATCATTAACCGACTTCTCAGCGTAACGAATACCTAACTGACCTGATGTTGTAATTGCTTCAGCCATTTCATTAATATAGTATAAGAAATATTTGTTAGCAGTTGCGCCATAGAGACTGTTCATGGCAATCTTAATTGACATTTGCGAATTGTGTAATTGATTGATCTCACGCTTTAGACGTTTGAGTTCTCTTGGATCTGTCTCGACCTGTTCTTGTTGCTCAGCAAGGATCATCTGCTTCTTAATGACAGAACGGTTATTATAGTATTCATCAATAATTTCAGGAATGATTCCTTGCTTCTTATTTGAAAAACAAACACCGTTAGCAGCTACCGATACATTAGGACGATCATTTTTATATTCACGATTCAGTACCATGTCTTGAGTCACGTATTCACGATCATTAGGCATATATGTTTCTGGTGACATGTTATATTGTAACATCAAGTGAGGGTATAGAGAGTTAAGGTCAAAAGATACAACCCAAGGATGCATTCCAACTTTAGGATCTTTAACATAACCACCAACAAGATCACCAGCAATCATTCCTGGTCCACCTTTAAGTGGAGGAACAATTTTATCTTTCATCAGTTTACGATATATGGTTGCTTCCCATATACCAACTGTACCAAACGCATCGCCGTAGTTAACACCACCGTCATATGCAACTGTCATAACTAACGCAAGCAATCCTGTCTCTTCTTCGAGACGAGCAATCAGTTGAGTATCTTTTAAATTATAGTCAAGATATAGTTGAGGATTCTCTTCCCATAATCCAGTCAGCGAACCATATTCAGAGTAATCAATTTTCTTTTCACCAAGGACGGCATAAGCAATATGATCTAACTTGTATGATTCTTGAGGACCGTACTTATAACCAAACTTCTTGAAACAATCCATGTAATCAATAACAGCAACACCCATAATACGATAGGTCGAGGCAACTTTACCAAAGATCTCTCGAGAGGATTGTTTAATTGATTTGTGTGGAGATAAACGCTTTGCGGTTTCTTCTCCAAGTAACGCGATGATACGAGTTACGATGTATTGAATATCAAAGTATTCAACGTTCCAACCAGTTACAACATCAGGATAATCAGTTGTCCATAATTTCATAAAGTATTGAAGTAAAGCACGTTCACCATCAATACCATCAAACAATACGAACTGAATCTTGTCCTGAGGAATATCAGTAACTGTTTTAGCCTTGTCGTAATCTTTACGTCCTAGAACATAATATACATTATCTCGAGAACTGTGATAGGCAATAGATGTAATTGGTTTATCAGCAGTATCCATATTCGGATAACCGTCACTGATGTCAACCTCAATATCAAACGATACGATATTAACCTTGGATACGTCGTATGTAATCTTGCCTGGGTATTCTTCTTGAATGAATTGTGTAACGTAATTTGTAGAACCAAACGTCTTCATACCGTGAACACCTTTGTATTCTTCGATGAAGTTCTTTGCTTCCCGCATATCACCAAACTTATGTGGAGATACAGGTAAGTTACCTTCTAGTGAATGATAACCTTCTGCTCCTGACTTTGGTGTATGGACAAATAGCGTAGGCTGAAAAGGTACCTTATACGAGAATCGTTTACCGTTTTCGTAACCTCGATGTAGAATATTATTTCCGTATCTTTCAACGGATGTATAGAATTTAGTCAATGCTATAGTGCCTTTTTATATTTGAACAACCATTATACAACAGTTCAGGTGAAATGTCAATGGTTATTGTACTAACTCCGAGAAGTTCTTGATTTTCTCGAACTTGAGGTTGTTCTCAAACTTTTCAGCGAACTGATCTCCACGATGTGATATGACAAAGATATTATCATCGTTGTTCAAACCATGTAGTGTTTCAATCAAACTCTCAATACCAACTCCATCCAAAGCACCATCCAACGTTTCATCAAGTATTAATAGATTCGTTGATACAGAAGATCTCAATTTAGCAACTGATCTCCAAGCCAACATAATTGATAATGTGATACGTAGTTTCTCTCCTTCAGAAAAACTAGCATAGGTAAACTTATCTCTGAACCTTGAACGAATAACTTCATTGAACTCTTCATCAAGTTGAAAGTCAACGAACAGATCAAAGGCAGCAAGATACTTGTTGATAAGTTTATTAATAACAGGAATGTACTGAGAAATAATCTTTGCCTTAATACCACCGTCTCTCAATATCAATTGAACAATATTGAGTACTTCATGTTCATCAAGAAGTTCAGTACGGGCCGTAGTTAGAGTATCTATTCTGTTTTGTAGATTCTCAAGTTTAGAAGTATCAATTTCAGCAACTTCCTTTTGAGCATTATCAAGTTCCTTTTTATAACTCATTAGAGCATTCTTAGACATTTTGATTTCAGCTCGGATCTCAGAGATCTTGAAGTTAACCGATTGAATCTGTTCTTCAATTTTTGAAATAGAACCTAAACGTGTTTGGTGAGTTGTAAGTACGTCTGCTATATCAACAAGACCTTTCTCAATCTTAGCCTTTTGTTGATTCTTATCTATAATTTGTTCTTGTTTGAAGTCGTGGGCAATACCCTGTTTACATGTTGGGCAATCATCATTGTGTTCGTAGAACGATAGTTCTTTTTCAAACGCAACACGATTTCTTTCAAGCTCAGCACGTTTTTCGGTTGCTTCTTGAAACTTTTTCTTTTCTTCAGGTTTATCAGCTATATCATCATATAGAACTTTGATTGCTTCATCTTGAGAATCAATCGTTGTGTTCTTTGTTTCGATTTCGTCGATATGACCAGTCATCTTATCTTTGATCTTATCAACTTCAATAGATTTAAGATTTCGTATTGCTGCATCACTATCTTCTTGTGATACAATTTTACTCTCAACCATTTCTATATCGTATTTGTTTTCGTTGATATCAGTCTTAATACCTGACATACGTTCTTTTGCCAATGTACCCATAACACTGAATACCTGGATGTCTAACAAGTCTTCAATAATCTCTCGACGTTGATATGCTCTCAATTCCATAAAGGGAATATAAGTAGCAGAACCAAGTACTACGATTTGATTGAATGCCTTAAAGTTAATACCCAGAATATCGTCTTCGAGGAATCCTTGATAATCTCGAATAGATGCATCTTTATTAATCATTGCACCATTCTTCCAGATCTCAAAAAGATTAGGTTTGATACCACGAAGGATTTTGTACTTATCACCACCCGCAGAGAAATACAATTCGACAATCAGTTCTTTATTATTAATTGAGTTAACTAACTGCGCTTTATTGATATTACGAAAAGGTCGGCCGTATAGACCAAATACAATTGCATCAAGCAATGTACTTTTACCTGAACCGTTTGATCCTGCGATTAATGTACTAGGAACGATATTTAGTTCTACGGTTGTAAATACGTTTCCTGTCGATAGTATGTTTTTATATTTAACCTTCTCAAAGTTAATTCTCATAAACTAAGTGCCTCATGATATAAATCATCCAATACAGTTTTTACTTTAACCTTATCAATTGTAGTCTCGAGACCATCAATGTATTGTGATAATATTTCTGTCGTATCTTTTGTTTCATCAAGTATCTCATCGACACCTTCTGCGTCTAAATTTAAATGGTCATCAACAGCTCTAACATCAACCGCACCACATTCAGACATACGACCCATAAACATATCGTAAAGATATGCGTTAGTTCTATTCTGTACAATTACTTTAACGAACTTGTCTCGATATTGATCTACGTCATAATTAGCAACATCATCAACTGTCCAGTTTTCATCGTCGTAGAATACTTTATAGAATACGCGATTAGGATTCTCGATCTTAATCATTTCTCGAGTTTCAGTATCGAATACATGAAAACCTCGACTACCTTTATAATCAGACCATGTCATTTCATAAGGTGATCCAAGGTACTCAACATTGCCATATCTTGAAGGATGGTGGAAATGACCAGAGAACGCAGATTCAAAATTCTTAAACACGTTCATATCAACGCCGTGAGTACATAGCGCGCCTTTCATCATCTCGAAACCTTTTACTTCAAGATGTCCCATTAATATATTAGCATTAGAGTTCTTTACAATTTCTAAATTCTCTTCACCGTTTTCTTTATTGAGCCACGGTAACATAAGAAACTTTGTAGATCCCATTTGTAACTCTACGCCTTTATCTTGGTATAAAGTAAACTGAGGATACTCTTGTGTTAATAGATTCATACTATTGATTTCATTAGTACTTGCGTAATAAGTATCATGGTTTCCAATCAGTGCATGGAAATCTATATTACGTTTTACTAAATTATCAAAGAGGAATGATTTACCAGCCGAAAGAGATACGTAGTTAATATATTTACGACGGTCAAATGTATCACCAAGGTCAAATACAACCTTAATATCATGTTCGTCAATATACGGAAAGAATACTTCTTCAAAAAACTTTCTTTGTACTTCGTGAAATACTTTACTATCTCCTCGACAACCGATGTGAATATCGGTAACGATCGCGATTTTCATATTACTCCTGGGCGGCTTTTGCGTTGTCTATTGCTATTTGAGCATTAGCACTAGCATCTTTAGTAGCTTTTGCGTTGTCTATTGCTATTTGCGCGTTTTGCATATAAGCCGTTAATTGGTTTCTTTGCTTTGTAATTTTTTGCTTCTTCTTTAACGCCCTTTCCCATTTGAGTCGAGATACTTTATCTGAAAATACAACTCCATGTAGGTGGTCAAATTCGTGTAGGAAGCATCTTGCGGTATAACCTTCAAAGTTTCCGGTTTGTGCGTTACCGTCTTCGTCATACCATGAAGCTTCAACAGATGTTGGTCGATGCATTTTGAGAAATACATCAGGGTAGCTAAGACAACCTTCAAAGTCAAGTTCCGTTTCTTCAGATACAGATATAACCTGAGGATTAACAAACATCATTGTAGTGTCTTTATCTTCACCGATAATAAACAATTTATAATCTATACCGACTTGACAAGCAGACAACCCTAGACCTCTTTTAGATACCATCAGCTCTACCATTTCGTCTTTGGTTTGCTTTAAATCAATCTGAGGATTCTCAATATTGATATCTTCCAATACCTTTGATAGAATTGGATCTTTGTTAGATACTAGTTTCATAATTTACCTTCTTTTCTCAATTGTTCTCTAATTTCACTTGACATAATATAATCTAGGCCTGACGATTTCATATCATAGTTAGATATTCCATTACCAGGTCCGTTGAGAGACCCTACTATATTTGGAGTACATACAATAATATATTGCTGTCCATCATAGTAGCCTTCTTTTTCTAATGATATTGTTATTTGGTTAACAACATCAATCTCACCGAATGGAGAGTCTTCTCCTTCCGATTTATATACATCTTTGACTATTATAACAACTTGTCCTGTGAATGTCAAGGCCTTTTTAAATAAATTTGTATGACCTTGATGCCAGGGTTGCCATTTACCTACAATCTGAATTGAGGGCTTCTTATAGTCAAAAGCCTTATCATAATCAAACATAACTTTTACTCTGCTGCGTTGTTCTTCTTTTCTTCTGCCTCAGCAGCGTTCTTTAATTTTGCCGCTTTAAGCTTGCCTTCAAAATCATCAATGAATTCATTAATGTAATCAGGTAATATATTAGCGGTCACGGCATCACCAGTAGAATCAAATACTTCGTTGTCATACATTTGTCTTTGTGATGCTTTGAATTTAATATACATCTGCTTCTTCTCTTTCGAGATTCTACGGAGGAATGCATACCAAATGATTTGAGTGAAGTAAGCAAACGGATTTTGCGATTTCTCTGGATTAAAGTTATGTATATATTGTAGACAGTTCTCGATTCCGTCTGAGACCATTTCCTCCTTATACATGTATCCACTAAAATTTGGTCGTGTTGCTAATCGTTGTGCAATTAACATAATGCACTTGCCAATGTAGTCGGGCACTTGTGGATTCTTATCTCCACATTCTTCTGCCTCGACGCACTTACTCTTATATTCGATTAATGCGGCAAGGAGATCTTTATTGTTTACGTAGTTCTTTTTCTTAGCCATTTCAAATACAAACTCCTTTGTTTAAATATTGTAGTTATTATAATCTATTTACTCTTACATGTCAATGGTTTAAATTTATTTTCACAAATATGAAAAAAACTATTGACATTTGGTTCAACTCCTTGTATAATAAGTATATCTGCTTTAAGGTATATAGTATGATTAGATATCAATTGTAAATATCTTAAATGCAAACTCCTCTGAAGAGTAGATTTCGATTCTCGACTTAAAATGTTTTAATGTATAGTTTTCGTAACTACCCACAGACAAATCATCAGCGATATCATAGAGGACCGCTTTCTGCGAGTCCTCAGCTTTACGCAAACTTCTACCAATTGATTGTAATACTTTAATCTCAGATTTAGATGAGGAAGCAAAGATTACATTATCAAGTCTTTTAATGTTAACACCAGTACTAAAAACTCCATAGGATGCAAGGATGTTATGTTGCTTAAGCGGGTCGTTCTCAACCAAATGTCGAATGCGTTCACGTTCTTCTCCTTTTGTATTACCGTATATAAAATGTAGCTCACGTCCTTCTTTTTCTAATAGAGGAGCAAGTACCTTACCATGCTTTTCTACCAAGTCAAATAGAATCAAGTTATTCTGATCTTTCAGAGACCAAACCAAATTCTTTATAAAATTGTTTCTTCCTACATGATTAACAATGAATTCTCTTTCAGCAGGCCATTTACGAACTGCTTCTTTCACTTGTCCCATTGCCTTTTTAAACGCAGCCTTGGCTTCATTACTATGATTCAATACAATCGCTTTAACTTCAAAATCTGCAACCGTACCTTCGTCCATTAATTTCTTTGTAGATACGATTCTTTTTACTTCTCCAAAACAACCTTCGAGTACTAATCTATGCGTCTTGCTTTCAGCAGACTTTAGAGTACCAGTAAATCCATGTCGGAATTCGCAATCTTCGAGTTTATGCATAATGGTTGTTAAAGACTTTGCTTGGAAGGTATGAGCTTCATCACCCATGACACAACCAAATTGACCAAACCAATCCTTATCTTGTTTCACTAAAGATTGCCATGTAGATATTACTATCGGTGCTTTCGTATTCTTATCAACACCACCTTGTATTTTATAGATATCGTTTTCATCACAACCGTAATCAACAAAGTCACCAGCCATCTGATGTACTAAAGATATAGTAGGAACAATAATTAACGTTCTTAAACCAAGCGCTCGATAGTAATGTTGTTGTATCAGGTAAATAATTAAAGACTTACCAGATGATGTCGGTGATAGAGATAAAGATCTACGGTTACGCAGAGCGTTATTGATATACTCGATTTGGTAGTCTCTTGGTTTAAACTTACAATTAATTTCTTCAGCCAACTCTTCAACGTAGCCATCTTCGATATTCTCCTGTTCTGCTATTGACGCTGGTGCCTCTAAAACATAATCTCTTTGTTCACAAAACTTTTTTAGATGCGGATATAGACCGACATATAATACAGGACGCATTGCTTGAAACAACCGAATGGTTCCATCCCATACTCTTGCTTTATATTTTGGGCTGAACTGATAACCTTCTGGTTTAAACGCAAAGAAATCAGACAACTCTGTTTTTAATCCAGCATCCGCTTTAATGCGCATATATACTGAATCAATTAATTCTACTTCTATTCTTTCACTCATAAGCTTTTAAGAAATTGGATTTCCCTTTCGTTAACTCTATAAGCAAAACCGTAAGCTTCGAATAAACCTTCTGGTACATCGTAAGCTGAGATCTCTTCGCCTTTAGAGTAGTTTTCTTTTGTCGTTGCCAATACAGTATTATCTCTTTCATCAATAAAATCCCAAAATTCTTTAAAAGACCAATCGTACTTTTCAAACATACTTTTATATGTTGCTGATCTAGAATATTGATGAGATCTATTTACACCATCTTCGCCACGACCCGGAGGACGTTTGTAATTTAATTTTTTGAATACTTCCAATGCATCTTTTGTTATACCAACAACATGCCAACCTGGAATCATTCCTTTTATTTCTTCGAATGCTCTTACTTTATTTCGTATCGGCAAACCTTCTATAACCTTAATATGATTAAAGGCTTCGTAGATAATAAACCGCGCTTTGTTATCACTAATGGTTCTGCCATCTGTCAATGTATGCATCTTCATAATTTAATTGCCAATAATAAAAGTATTGCGATTAATAATACATTAGTGAAAAAGATACCTATTGCTAATATTGTATGGTACCAAATCCATCTTGTCTTATATGCGTTTTCAATTGTTAGTTCTTGAGGGTCAACATCGTCCTTCATCATGTCTATGACAAGAGTTTCCTGTTGCTGAACTTCAGGCTTTCTCCAAAACTTTGTTAACCAATCCATTAATAATCTCCAGACTGAAACTTCAATATATCAATCATATTCTTAACGACGAAGTTTCTGCTATGTATTGTTTTAATAATATCTTCGAGGTAGTTTGCGTTGGCAGTATGGAAATCAATCGTAAGACTTAATTTAATAACATCTTTATCTGCTTGGATATGTTTATCCAAATCGTTTCTTATTACCTTTCTTTGAAACGGCTTCCATCCTTTTTCTCTCAGATCTTCTTCAGCCATAGAACCATCGTACCAATTACGTTTGTCCATTTCCAATTCTTTATATTCGGCCTTTAACTTTTTAACACGCAAGACTTCTCTATAATAAAGGTTGTAGTACTTACTGTGTAACGATGGGATTCTTTTACTTTCACCTAAGAGGTTTGTTTCGTCTATTGGTGAATCAGCTGCCCATATTGCTGATATATCATTCGTATCCATAATCTATTCCATAAACTTTAAATTCATTACAATTATAACAGGTTTCATTGTGAATGTCAATGGTTATTTGCACAAAGGGCTTTTTAAGATTGAATTTTCTTCTCCAACTCCACGTCTTGCTACTGTATAACCAAGATCACAGTATTTCTGAATCGTATCGCCTACCATCCCTTTTGGTGTTAATATATTAGTTTCAAATTCGATCCATAAAGGCCAACGCTGTTTCTCATTGGATTCAAGAAAAGGAATAAATGAATTTAATATAAAACAATCTCCGCCTTCTGTATCTATCTTTAATATAGTAAGTGTATCAACATTATACTGTTCAAAGATATCACCTAAAGGTATTGTATCAACATCAATTATTTCTACGAGTGATTGAAGATTATTCTCTTTATGTTGATAGTGATAGTCACCCATTGAATTACAGCCACGAAGCCAAAGAGGCATATTGTGTTTCTGAATTGTCTTAAGAGGAATATAATAAACCTTATCACGACCTACTTTTCCATCAAAAGAAATCGCAGAATTGATTTTCTTAACGTTTGGTTTGTTTGGTAGTCGATCTAAATAGAACTTGATTGGTTCAATGCACAGACCAATACAATTATCAGTTGCGTCTTGTATAAGGGTATCAAAATCAGATGTACCCACTTCAATAAAATCATAATTCATAATAAAAGGTTTATCTTATAGTTGTTCCATCGTAAAGGTATCGTATCTCCAGGTAACTGTCGTTGTTGCATATGCTACATCAGTAACATTAACATCAAGAGAAACACCACCCAAAGAGGTTGGGAAGCAATTCTTAAATACGAATCTTATGTTTGGATTTTTGTGAGAGTTGGTAATGGTCGCGATGATATCGGACTCATGACCAGTTGCGGTGTATATTTTGTTTTGCGTTGATCTTTCAGGAGCGGCATAGCCTTCTATCCAATTGAGAATTTCTTTATAGTTATTCATATTCTCATCGAGGATCATCGTAGTTGTCATTTCACCGTACTCAATACGATCACCATATTCGTATAGGGTTGATAAAGGAGTACCTAACGATGTAGCAGTTGCAGTGACATCTGGAATTTGCAGCTTCTGTGTAAAGAATTCTACGTTCGGGAGTTTCTCTATACTAATCGTAAAATTAGTTGGAGATAAGTAATTGTTAATAATTTCTGGCATCGACTCAATCCTGTTTGTATATTTCTATTTATTAGAATTGAGTCGGTAAGAATTATTCGTTAGTGATGTATACCATAAATGCACAACACTTAGACCAATCACCTTCGCTTAACCATTGGTCGTTGTGTGCTAAGGCCTGATGCTTCGTATCCATCCATCGTACTTTTTTGAATTGAGGCAATAATGAATCTCTTATCTTTATCCATTGTTTTGCAGCTCCGCCATAACAGCTTAAGTGAAACTCTACAGCCATGTGTTTAACATTTGTTTTTAGATATTCCATATTGATGTCAGTAAATATACCATACTCTCCGCCTTCGCAATCAATTTTGAGGTAATCAATTTTTGGTATATTATAATCAACTACAAGATCGAGAAAAGACATTCTTTTAAAATCTGAATATTCTGAAAAGACATTATTAAAATGGTTTGACGTTGATCCTATACCTGCTTCGATAGGAATGACAGGAGTAGTACTATTGTCAATATAATGATCCGAAATATTTTGGATAAGAGTTTTGAGATGAGGTCTAGAAGGCTCGATAGCAAATACACGAGAAGCTTTACGGTCAAGAGCGTGGCACACAAAGAACCCAACACAGGCACCAATATCAACAACCACATCGCCTTCTTCAACATCTCTCCACCACTTGTAATCCATTCTGTGAAAGAATTCAATAAATTGCGCGTTAATATCCGGTAAAGGTAACCCGTCTGTTTTTAAATTCAAGTTAAGATACTTGTTAGTATCCATTCTTTCGTAATCTTCTTTTCTGCTCATCACCAATGCCTTATTGTATTTGCCATAATAAAGAAACACGTTAAAAAGTTTACACCAACAATAATCGTCCTTAGCAACACAACATAGTCGTCATAAGGTTCGGTCTTATCATCAGAGAAACCACCTAGTGAGTATTTCCAAATCAATTTAAGTTTGTTCATTATTATTTATCCCTACGCGAAATACTTTGCATTAGGAGCAGGATCTGTTTCACCTCGAAGCTTTTCATCTTCTTCTCCTTCCGCTGCATAATCTTGAAGCATGTTGCGTGCATACTTTGCCATCTGCTCGAGTTTAATAATTAAAAGTTCTGCATCAGGAATATCTATAGGTCGAATCATATCACCTATTGTATAACTTTCAAAGTGGTTCTCAATCAATTTTTCAAAATCAAAGACTGTTTCAATAGAAGGTTCACATGCGTTTGCACCAATATAGACAGAAACTTCAACACCTCTCTCGTCTATGTACGCTGATGTATCAATTTCTAATTGAGTTGTATTACTTTTCCATCCCATTATATGTTCTCCAAGTCTGTTATGAATTGTTCTTGTGGTGAGGTTGTATGCCAGAAGCTTAATGTCTCAGTAGCGTCAGCAATCTGTTTCTTAAGGTTTACAATTTCCTCTTTTGTACAATTTAAGAAACTTAATGCGAGCAATCGGTTTGTATCACCTCCTAGTGCCGATGTCTCTTGCATTATTTGTTTAACGACCTGTGCTTTATTATTATTCTTAAACACAATACGATCATCAACATTTGCTTGAACGAACTCCATTTTGACATTAAGCCATCGAACTTGTTCTGCGAATTCATTTACTCTAGCGTCAATTCTCTGCTGCAGGATACCATTGCGGTAGTCACAAAAGTCCTTTACAAGTTGTTTAGCGGACGAGTATTCGCGGAGTTTGCCATCAAAATCAATAACTGTTAGGTTTTGAGAGAATGGCTTACTTAGCTTGAATTTGGCAATGAGCTTAGAATCGTTCCATTTAACCGAAGATTGTTTGAGTTTAACCTCAAAGTGGAATCCATCTTTATTACATTTGTCTTCGTAAGATACGATATCACCTTCTTCTTCTAACTTATCGAGAACCTTTACATATCCTTCTCGGTCAAAACCGTATGGTACTTCTGTAATAGATACTGCAGTTTTACCAGAACGTTTAAAGGTACCATACGAAACGTATTTGGTTGGGTCTTCTTCGCTTTGTTCAACCTCGCCAGTATAATCAGGAAACTTAATTCCTAATGGTGTTTGTATTTTACCATTCTTAATGTATTGTAAACAAGCCTTCTTTAGATCACTAGGGTTATGTGGAAGGATGTTTGTTGCGAATCCTGTAGCAATACCTTTGGTTCCATTTACAAGTACCATAGGGATGATTGGTAAATAGAATGAAGGTGGTTCGTGTTCAGGATCTTCGTGAATAGGACTCAGATCAATATCTTTAACGTACTTACTGAAATTATCGTGAACTCTTGAGTAGACATAACGAGCAGCACCAGCTTCTTGAACAAGCCGAGTACCAAACGATCCTCTACCTTCAATAAGACATATGTTGTTATTCCAAGTGGCTGCCATTAATTGACCTGCACCAGCAGCAGAAGATTCTCCGTGGTTATAACCGTAGTCAGATATAATACCTGAGACAGCTGATACCTTTTTAAAATCCTTCTTGCTGTTAACTAACGATGAATAGAGGTAAAACCTTTGAACTGGTTTTAGACCATCAATCATATTAGGAATTGCTCGACTCTCAACGGTATACATCGCGAATGCTTTCCATTCGTTAGCAGCAACCTTTG